ATTTTTACTGCTCTTGCCATTTTTAATCTCCTGTAGTGATGAGAGAGTGCGAGACTTGCTCGCACTCTTGTTTAGTATTAGCCGTTTTGACGAGCGCGAATCTTGGCAAGAATATCTTGAGCCCTCGATGCGCTTTCAGTAGATGCAGCCGGAGCAGCAGCCGGAGCAGCCTTAGCTACTGGTGCTGGTTCGTCGTCTACTTGATCATCTGCTACAGTGGGTCTAGCAGTGGCTTTGTTAGGATCTCCTGTGGCAGCACTCATACCTGCTGGTTTGAAATACTGACCCCAACGATCCATGTCATATGCCTCACCGTCAACTGATGCTTCGAACATTTCCTTCATAACCTTAAGTTCAACATCGGTTGGTTTCTTAGGTAGGAAATCACTTAGGTTAAACAACCCGTGAGCATCAATAGCAGCAGTTTCGATGTCTGTTAAGGCACGTTCACGACGACTCCATTTTGAAGTAGAGTAATCTGCGAAACCACCTTTGCTAGTTTTAGCGATACGGAAATCTACACCGCGGAGGTAATCAGTTGGCAATTCTTCCAACTCTGGATCCATCAATGCTGAACGAATAATTTGATAGATTTGAGGACCAATGATAAATCTACGGATAGGATTATCAGGTGTTGTATCTTCTTTTAGTGGATCTTCAACAACGAAACCTTGGAAGATGTATGAACGTTTCTTCCAATATTTACGACCCATTTCTTCAAGGCTCTTGTCCTTGAACCAACCACGAACCTCTGACAGAATCGGACATGCAGTTCCATCGTTATACATTTCAACGCAGGGGACCTGCACTTGAACTGGACGTGAATCTGTTTCGCCTTTGATACCTGCAAACGGCAATTTGATCATTGCACGTTCTACCCAGAAGAATGTGTTGTTAGGATTGCCATCGGGTAAGAAGCGCACTACGGCTTCCTTGCCTTCTTGCATGTTCCAATGTGGGTAAATTGCGTTGTCGCCACCACCGGTGGACTGACCTGAAGATTTGCTTTGTGCTTCTTGAAGTTTCGCACGAATTTCTGCTAATGTTGCCATTTTATAGCCTCCTTATGCCTTAATGTAAATGACTTTGTATGCCTTTCGCATAACACTAATTATGCGCTTTTTATTTAGCAAGATCAATACTCTTTCTAAATTTATTTTTACCAAAAGAAAAGTGGGTTAACCCCACTTTTCTTCATATTTCGCTAAGGCCAATTGCCTAGCTAACCATAATCTAAATTTAACGTATTCTGGAAGATCGTCATCAGCATCTTGGCTTTTGATTAATTCCGGTCTACGGTAGCCTACGTATATACTATCATCGAGTTCGAGTTCAAAGTCCTCTCCGTCGACGGAGATCAACGCTACTACATGTGGATTACTTCTTAGCAGGTTCTGCTTTTTTGTCGTCTTTCTTAGCTGGTTCGCTTTTAGCGGCTGGAGCCTTAGCGTCTTTAGCTGGCGCTGCTGGAGCGGCTGCTGCTGGCTTGGCTTCTACCTTCTTTTCTTCTTTCTTAGCTGGTTCTGCTGCGAAAGCTGATACTGCGAACAATGTTGCTACTAGAGTTACGATTGATTTCATTTGAAATCTCCTTTTAAATGTCGCTGACAAAATTGTCTGCGTATATATATAACGCTTTTGCTCAAAAGAAAGTTGACATCTTGGCCAAGAAAAAGGGCACCGAAGTGCCCAATTTCACTGCTACGAACAATTTTTTAAATTCTAGCCAATTCTTTAATACGTGCCAATTCTGCCAATTCTGGATTTTGTTCTGTGCTTTGTTGTGGTGCCATTCTTTCTACAAATTTGCGAGCTACGTGTTCTGCCTGTTCGCCAAACTTCTTGCCTACCATTGTGCAGACGCCTTCTGGTCCTTTAGGGAATGTGCCTGATTCTTTATCATAGAATGAAGTAATAAACTCTGCAAGTTCTTGAATATTCATTTGATTTTGAGATTCGCGTCTCTCTTCGTTATCATCACTCTGTGTTACAGGTTCTTCGGCTGGAACTTCTGCGGCGGCTGGAACTTCTGCTGCCGGCTGTTCGCCACCTTCTGGTTCTTCAACAAAATCTCCGAAGTCTAATTGTTCTAATACTTCAGGAGCATTTAGAGATAACCAATCTTTTACAAGACCTCTACAGCAACTGTCTGGATCTTCTGCTGCCTGTGCTTTAATTCTTTTATATAACTCAGGATCTTCAATTATGCCTTTAAGGCTTTCGATAGCATTTTGTCCATCGACACCTGCTGGGAAATGTTGACCTACAAGTTCTTGCAAATCTTTAATAGCAGTTTGTTGCTCTTCTGGATCTTCAGATGTTATAGCACTTTCTTCGCCTAGTGCCATGACCCAATTTTCAAATTTAGCAAAAGGATCATGTTCTTCTTGTTCTAATTCGATATCTTCGTTGTTTAATTCTTCTTGTGTCATTGCGACTATGTCGTCGTAGCCTATTGTGTTTCCTTCTTTCATTAGTCTATATAAGACCGGAAATACACTTGCTATATCTTCTTTAAATGATTTTACTGTAAATTTTTCTTTGAAATCTTCTACTACATCTTGAGGAATTTCATAGTCTTGCTGTGCTTGGAAGTTTTCAATAAACGATTCGTAATGACTTTGTTTTGAGATTGCCTTAATTTGTTCACGTAATCTATTCAATGCTTCTGATGAACGTTCTACTATTCCGTTTGTATCACTGTTCATAAGATCATTACGAACTACATAGTTAGAAAAACTCTTCAACTGTGCAATTTCTTCGCTCATTCTAATAATACTTTTGCCTACATCATCATACGGTAAGCCACCGTTGGCCACGTGACGTTGCATAGCGCGAGCACCTGCTAGGTGAATGAAAGGATACTTAAATCTTTCACCGTCTTGATTTTCTACAAACAATGCAGAAATGTTTCTAGTTCTAGCACCAGGCTGTGTATCGTCTGTTAATGCTTGACTATGTTTTATAATCAATCGTGTGTCTAATAATTTCTGATAGCTTACGGTTTTAGAACCATATAGTGTGCTTTCGCTTACGTTCATAACGCTTTCTCCAACTGGTGCTTGAATAGTATTTTTATTTTCTGGTTTTGGTTTAGAGTTCTGGCTAAGAAATTCATAATCTCTTTTATCTAAATTATCTTTAGCAATATCTCTTGTGTCAAAACTTAATAATCTTCTTTTAGAAAACTCTCGTAGTTCTCTAAGAAATTTATACCAGTTGGCTTTTTGTCCATCATCCATACCTTCAGTAATACCATGACTAAAGTATATTTTCATTGAGTTGGGTTCTGCCAAACTGATACTGACATGTCCTATAGGAGTATTGCCCTCCATATAGTCAAAGTCAAAGAAACGAGCTTCTTCCGGGTTAATGGTAATTTGCCCAGTTTCTGCTCCTAATTTTAGGCCCTTAAATCTGCTGCGAATTTTATAAAACAGATCAGTAGCTATGTTATTTCTTGCGTCCATAAGTATATTTATTAAAATCCTGTGCTAACGAATATAGGCATAGGCATCTGATCTTCGGTGACTTTTTCCGTCATTTTTTCATAAATGTGCGGGTCCCAGTCAGCTAATACATCGGCCATCCTAATAATCAATAATGATGCGGCTATAAGATCGTCATGTTCGCCGCTTTTCGCTCCAAATCCCACACCGTGTGCTACGAATGTTTTTAACTCCGAAACTAGAGGTTTGGATTTTATCTCCATTTTTTTAGTTTCGATTAAGTTTTTTAATTGGCTGCAAGCTGAAATTTTTGTTCTATGCGTAGTATTAAAACCTTTACGGAATTTACGTATATGCCCTTTACGTATCGGCTCGCTTAAAAACAGTCCGTGAAAGTTTTCTTCTCCAATATCGCTAATAACAATCAAAGCTGCTTCACCTAATTGATTGTTTTCTACAGAGTAATACAACTGAGGATTACCTCCTCTTTCCTGTCCTCTATCGTTGATATATCTAAGGATTTCTCTCATGTGTTTAACTTGAGCCTGAATAGGTGTAAGATTATGACGCCATTCTGCTACCTGTATCATTGTTGGCATTTCAAATACTTGTATAGCGGCATAGTCTCCACCAGTTCCCATACTAGGATCTAATGCTACAAGATATGTCATTCGAGGATCAATATCTTTATACCATCTTGTTTGACCCATTACCATTGTAGGTTCCACACCCTGCAATTCAGCTAACTTAACAGAATTAATTAGAGTTTCGTCATAAATTAAGAATTCGCAATCAAATTCTCTACGAAAGCGTTCTTCTCCGATCTTGGCACGTTCTACTCTAGCCCAGTCTTCGTCTCTATCAGGATGCTCAGACCAATGTGCGTAATATGATGCGAATCCGTTAATACCCACTTTCTGTTCATTTCCATGATCATCAAACTTTTTATTAGCTTCAGTCCAAATCATAGCAAACTGATCTTCGTCCGAGTTAGGTGTTGATGTAATAATACACTTACCACCTGTCGATAGTGTTGGTGATAGCGCAGTCCAGAATTCTTTGGCTTTTTCTGGCGGCTGCACAAACGCAAACTCGTCACAGTAAATTAAAGAAAGAGACTTACCACGACCAGTGTTTTCTGTTGTGGTAGTCGCTTGTATACGCGATCCGTTATCGTATTCGATCGTGTTTCTATTATATGAATAAACACCGGCACGTATAAAGTCTGGCAAGTTCTCATACCCGTAACGATAACGGTTCATAATGTCTTGCGCACCTTCATATTTGTGAGCAGCAATAAGAACTTGAGCTTCTGGAACAAACATAGTATACCATAACAGATAACCAGTAGCGCAGGTTGTCTTGCCCATCTGGCGAGGTAACATAGCAATACACTGTTTATTTTCGTGATAAGACTGGATTAATCTTCTTTGATAATCGTAAGGGTCAAATTTAATAGCACCCCTAGTTGGATGTTGTATCTTTAAAAAGTTTTCACAGAAATATAAAGGCCCGTTTATAGGATCCATACAGGCTTCTAAATGCTTTACTTCCTCAAGAGTGTATCTCTGAGGAGCATGGGCTTTTTTAATTAATACGCCGTCTAATGATTTTGCCATACTACTATTTAATGAAAAAAATAGGGCCTTGCGGCCCTATTTGGGTTTGTATTTTCTTTATGCTACAGTGATGCTGGAAGCAGCGGCCACTGTGGTTCCACTGATATCGATATCGTTGGGTCCAATACTTGTTGTTGTAGCTCCACTATCTATACCAATTCTTCTAATACGTGTTTGTAATTCAGATGCACTGTTAATAGATTTATCTACTACGACATGAATAGTTCCAGCACTAGAATCGGTTACAAAAAACATTAAAGGATTTATTTCTTTAATGATTTGCTCAACTGCTTCATCTATTGCATCGTCTTCTGCACGTAGATCTATTGCTGATGCTGATGCATTTTTTACAGTGATAAGGAATGCGTTTGCATTTAAACTATATAGTGTGCCTACTGTAACCGCAAGTCCATTTACTCTTGTTACTGATGCCATTATTTGACTCCTTTAGCTTCTTCTAATCTGCGCAGTAATTCTGCACGGATTTGTGAACGTAAATCTGTCGATTCAGCCGCCATTGGATTGTCGCCTCGGAATGGCTTGTCGCTGTAGCTAGCTTTTGGCTTGTTTAGATCGTCACCGTCTGGAATAGCAGCATTAATTCCCATTGTTTCTGGTTCAGAATCGCCTAAAGAATTTCCAAATGCTTCTTCTTTGTCTTTCTTTTCTTTTTCGCTGTCGCCATCTTTATCCAAATCTGGATTCATTGGTTCTGGTCCTTCGTCGCCGTCTGGTTCCATGTGGGGCTCGTCACTAAGATCAGGTAACATCTTTAATGGAGGTAAGCCGCCCATCGGTTTGTCCATTGGCTCGATACTAATAGATGGAGGCATACCGCCTGTAGGCATTGCAGGTTTATCTGTATCAGGATTAACTGCCTTGACTAATCTCATTAATTGTTCGATGTTATCCATTCCCTGAGCATTTAGATTCAAACTCATGCTTGGAGGCGGAGTATCTGGTTTGCTCATTGTAGAGCTCATTGAGCTCGGTGGCATGTCCGGTGGACATTCAGCAATGGCTGCGTCATCTAGAACAGGAGTAGATTCTACTGCTGGTTGATCTAGCTCACGCATCTTTGCCATTAAATCATTAAAGTTCATATTAACTCCCTAAGGTGCTCTTAACACCTGCTTTATCTGTTTTGGCCTTAGGCAGTTTAAATTCTCCTTGACCGTTTTCTTTCTTGCGTGCCTTTGACGCTTTATCTAAATCTTTTAAGAAACCCTTGTTGAAATCATCACCAAAATAATCTTTATGTTTAGCATTAGTAGTTTCTTTATATTGAGCATCGTCTAAAAGTGCTTTGCCGCTAGGTTCTTGATCCATAAGAGCTTGATCAATTTCAGTAGGTTCACTGCTACCGCGAACACGGAAACAATCTTCATCTAATCCAGTAGCTTTTACACTAGCAGCGATTTCTTGACTGTTAATCGGATACTCGCAAATAACTTCAAACACAGTTACTTCCATGTTAGATTTATTAGGAAAATCTAAAGGAAGTTTTTGTATAGGTGTAGTAGCTACTTTTTCAAATGTTAAAACTTTGCAGCGATCTAGATCAGTTTTGAGCTTTTCTTGAAAGCCCTCTGGAAGTTCGCCGGCAACTTTTACTTTGAAACTGTAGGCCTTTTTGCTTTCGGCAAGGTATTCTTTAAAAGTTTTCATAGTAATATTTAGTCCTTTTGACCCAATTTCTTAAGCAGCTCGTTCCTGTCGGTTATGATATAGCCCTGGCCGTTAATAACATCGTTAGGATCGTCGCCACCTGCATCTTTGTCAATTTTATATTTTTTCAGTTGAAGATCTACTGCTTTGAGTTTCTTTTCGATTTTGTTGGTTTTTGCTGTGATAGCATTGCCCATCATACTAGCAGCTACTTCAAAAATTCTACCGCTGTAACGAACTTCAACATTCATACCTAAGTCCATTAGATCATCGTATGCTTGTTCTGCTTTTTTAGCTAAATCGTCTAATTCTTTTTCATCAAGAGTATCGAGCTCTTTGATCTGTGGTAAACTTTTGGTTATTTCAGCGACTGCTTTATAGCTTTCGTCTAATGATTTTACTTCCTCGTGCGTAGGAACTTGCACCGGAATCTTAACTTCTTCTTTTTCTATTTCTTTAGAATCTTCTAAATTGAATAGTTCTTCAAGTTTTTTAGTCATACTATACTTATCTACGTTTTGATCCTTGATGGAAAATATCACCTTCGTTAATAACTCTAAACCGAATACCCTGCTGTTTGCACCATGCAGTGGCAGCTTCCCATTTGGCTAGATTTTTAATATATTGTTCTTGGTTGTAGGCACTTTTTCCTACATATTCTCTTAGAGTCTGACTTTGAGGTTTTACTTCAACTACTTCGGCGTGTTTTTTACCATTCTTATCTTTATATACAATAAAAAAATCCGGAACATAAATTGTATATTTTCCCGACAACGGATCTTTATAAGGTATCTGAACACTTTCGCTAGCCCAATTTTCTACTCCGGGGTGTTCGTCAAGCATTCTCATGAATACAAACTCCCAACTTGATCTCGCCAATGGGGTTTTTTTACCTACATACTTTGTAGGGTTTTTCATTTCAAATCTACCCTGAGCAAATTTAGCCATTATACTGCGATATTTCTAATTTGATTCGGAATTACTCGTTCGGTTCTAAATCCTAGAGTAGAAGTTGCAGGTCTATTGTTGTTTAAAATTTCACCAACAAGTATACTAAGATCAGTGACGTCAAATTTATTTAGAGAATCTAAAAATTGAAAAACAGGAATTCCGTCTATCTTTGATTGTTTTAAAATCAATGTAGCAATCACTATCGCGGTATCTTTATCGAACCCTCTTTTCGTAAAAAATCCAATAGCCCCATCGACTTCGTTAGCATGAAATTCTAATGGTGTTTGACCGTATGAGTCAAAAAATAATTTTGTTCCAGCAGCACTATCTTGTTTAATATTCTCTGGAAGATTTGTAGTAGCAGCCATGTTAATTTCCTGTTAGATTTCTTTGAGTGGCTGTAGTGGTGCCAGTGTTATTTGAACTCTTCGGAAATACACTACCTATAACACCGCCCACTGTTGATACCGCTGAGGAAATATTCGATGGGTTACTTAGAATATTGATAGCTTCATTTTTAAGACTGTTTATGCTTAATGCTTTAAAGTTTTTAGCAGTGTTTACGGCTTTGACCGCTGTGCCTAAGAAGCCACCGAAGCTTTCAAAAGTAGATCCGTTGGCAAGATCTCCAAACACTGATTCTAGCCCATCTAACACTCCGCCGTCGCCAGTAAGTGTAGCAACGCCGCCGCCTGCTACTGATAGAGGACTTGGTAAATTATCGTAATGTAAAGTTGCAAAACCTTTTGGACTGTTTCTTGTAACACTTCCTGCAGAATATTTTACAGCTTCGTATTCTATACTCATTTGACTTTCTAATGTTTCGCCTGCAGAGTAATCTACAGATCCGTGGTTCCAAGATTTTATTCTCGGATTTACCAATGTATAACCTAAAAATCTTCTACGACTCATAGTATAAATGCTAATAGACTGAAACAAAGGTGTAGTGATTTTATTATCCATACCAAATCTAAAATTTGGAGAATCTGTAGGTCTTAGATGAGTGGCATCATAAGCAGCCATAGGATTATGTCTGTCGGCGATATAATAACCGTAATAGATAGCCCACAGCGCATTAACAATACCTGCATTGTCGTCGTGCAAACTGATATTTACAGGTTCGTAGTTGATGCCTTTGTAAACGATCTTTTTTCTGTTGTATTGATTTTTTGTTACAATATCAAAGTTATATTTTGGCAAATCACAATTTTTAACTAAAAGCCCAATTTCATCTGTATGACGAGCTGAAAATGCAGGAGCCCTCATAGCCGATTTATCAAGTTCAAATCTAACATAGAATAAAAACTTACTGCGAGGCGACAGTCTATAGGTGTCGTCTATAAAAAGTCTCGTGGCATGTTGCCAGTTAGAAACTAATCCTTTAGGATTAATTAAACCGGTGCCAACACCGTTGAGGAATCTTGTGAATTTATTAGCCATACAAATATTTATGTCATAAAAAAACCCGGACTAAACCGGGTTTCTTTAATTCTAGGAATATTATCCTTGCTGACCAAGTGCGCCAGTAATAGCCTGTGTAGCAACTTGACGACCAACTGCTGCACCAATACCACCTTCGATACTTGGAGCAGCTTTTTCTGCACCCCACTGTTCCATATTATCAAAGCGGATTGTAAGAGCAACTGTAGCTGCTTCGTTAGTTCCGTAGTTCAAATCACCGTAATCGGCATTTTGAACGAAACAACCATACAAGTTAATAGTTTCAAGAACTCTTGGTGCTAGGTTAGCGTTACCGCCATCTAACACTTCGATTCTTGTAGTGAACTTGTAGTCGATACCAGAACGTGCTGATGCTTGTTCTAGGAAGTCGAATTGTTTCTGGATCTGTTGTCCGACAAGTTTTTGAACTTCACCACTAGCATCGTCACGCAATGTTAATGTGATTGTTTCAAAGTTTGGTTTACCGGCTAAGTATACCTTTGAGTTATAAACATCTAGTGTCATTTCTTCAAAGTTTACCTTAGGACGAGTAACATCTGAAACTTGCTTAGTCAACTCTGTGGCTGCTGCTACGCCGAAGCCTAGGAGAGTCACCCTAAAGCGATATTTCAACTTAGGCATCAGCAACACTTGAGTTGCTGCTGCGCCATTAGTTGGAACTGTTAAATTATTAAGTGATGTAATAGGCATTTTTAAATCTCTCCTGTGTTCTTGACACGCAATGGAATGTAAATGAACTCAATTGCCTTCACAGGTTCAATTGCGATATCTACCCATAGTTCGTTACGATCAATTCTACTTGGTGTATTATTTGTTTCATCACAAACTACAGCGAAGTCGTATAATGCTCGTAGGCCGACCAATTCTAACAACAAGCTCTCAACTGCCTGTTTAACTTCATCACGTGTGATCTTGTCGTTTGGTTCAAACACATATGGACGAGCTAGTTTGTTCAACTGACTGCGTAGATATACTACCAAACGTGCTACGTTGATTCTGTCTAATGCAGAAGCATTTCTTGCACGAGTCTTTTGACCATAGTTAACATGACCAATTCCGTTAAAGAATGTGATTGGATTGATCTTTAGATCATACAATGTATCACGTTGACCATTATTCAATGCTACGGTTTGGAATTCTCCGCTTAACGAATCAATATAACCAACTGATGTTGCGTTAGTGATACCGCCACGTCTTGTTCCTGCTGGTGCAAACCATGGATAACTTACGTTGTCACTCAATGCGATTGTCTTTAACATCATGTGTGATGCTGGAACAACTGCGTTGGTGCCTCCTAGGTCTGTGGTAAATCCGTTTGGATAAAACACTGCCATGTATTCATCGTAAGTAACAATTCCATCGTCACCGTTATCTGTTACTAAGTTAGCGTTAGTTCCATATGTTACCAATGATGTAGCATCGCTTGGTAGACGTAATGGAGTATCGCCAATAACAAATGCTGTTAAACCTCTGTCAATGTTTAAGTTAACTAGGTTGCTCATTAGCTCAGGATATCCTGGGCAAGCAATCAAGTTAAAGTTTCTGCGCTCTTCGTCACGGATCTCAGAGCTTGTATCAACTACACTCTTCAATGCTGAAACAACAACTTTACGTTGTGCCTTGCGTCCGAAGCTGCCTGAACCATCTTCATTGTTAGCAGAAGCAGTAGTCCAACGGTCAGTAGCATATGATCCCATGCTTACATCACCTTGTCTTGGATTGTCACCTGCTGTGTCAATGTAGTTGTTACGATATTTCTTAACATTACCGCCTGAACGACGTAGATTCCATAGCAACATACCCTTTGGATATAGTGCTGGATCTGGAGCGTCTGGATCTAGGTAATTGCTAGTTAACAAATCTTTAATGCTGGTCAATGTTGAAGGTCTAACTGAACCTGCATTGCCCCAACGAGCATCTGCAAATAATACGCCTTCTTCAGTGACTTGATCAGTTTTATCTAACTGTAGCCATTCTAGCAATGTTCCGTTCCAACGATAAATTGTTGGATAGTTTTCCATATCAGCTGTGCTGATCCATAGATCGCCATCTACAAGAGCTGTGCCGTCACTTTGTAGTGTTGGAGCACTAGCAGCTACTTGAGGACCGTTTGGATCTGTGTTTAGATAAGCTGCGCTAAAGTTTTTGTAACCAACCCATGTTGAACCATTGTGGATCATTACATCTACATCGGAGAAGTCTGGGTTATACCATAACTGTCCGTCTACTGGCTCGTTAGTTGGTGCGTCACCTGTTGCAAAGAAATCGTCTGTCGCGAACGGACGGAAGTTTGATGCAAGGTAACCGTTTGGTGTTGTAGAAGGTAACTCGTAGAAGTTAGCTGTTCCAGCTGTTGTGTTAATGTTATATACTGTAAACAATGATGTCACTGCTGTTCCAGTTACATTAACGATTCTAAAATCACCACCTAATCTGTGTGAAATTTGAACTTCGTTTGCGTCTGTTACAGAAGCAACGATGTTTGTAAATCCAGCTGCGTTAATTCTACCAGCGATTAAATTAGCATCAGCTGCGTTACCTGCTGCTGTAAAGCTAATTGTTTTTGCTGTGTCTAATGCTAGTTGACCTTTCAATGACTCAGCAATCGTAAATGAATGTGCGCCATTTGGAACTGTTCCTGATCCAACTGCTGTCGAAATAATTGTTGTTGCACCTGTAGAAACTCTGCGCCACATTCTAAATGTTGCTGTAGCTGGATCTGCATCGTAACCAGTGTGTTCGTCACTGTTTGATTGAACAAACAATGTGTCTACTGGAAGATTTGCACCGCCGCCACTGCGATCTAGATAGTATAATGCTGAGTTTGTAGTTGCATGGATAGGTGCTTCATATGAAACCCAGCTTAATGTTGCTGAACTCCACTTTTTAACTCTGTAACGTGAACCATTGTTTGGTTCTGTAGTCTTAACCCAAACAGATCCTGTTGGTCTTGGAGCATTGTCTGTGCTCTTCCACTCTGGAACAGAAGTGTGCGGAGTCATTTGAAGTGCTGGACCATAATATACTTTTGCAGTAATACCAATTTGGCTTAGTGTTGCTGTTCCTGGTCCGATTGTGATAGCATTCGCTAGAGTTGAATCGCCTGTGCTTTCAGTAGCACCATTTGAGTATAGATACAACTTACCACCAGTTGCTTCTTTGGCTGTAACTCCTGCAATTCCTAAACCGTTAATGTGACTTACTAGTGCTGTTAGATTGCTTCCGCCTGTAACAGTTACTAGCGTTCCGTTGATATAGAAATTACCTGCGGTAAAAGAACCTGCTGCTGCTGATCCCATCACTGTAGGATGGCTTGCACACCAGTCTTGGCTACCAACTAATACCCATTGTCCTGCTGCAACACCTGCTTGTGTGTTACCTGCAGACTTGTAATACATTCTTACTGTTTCAGCGCCGGCTGTAAAAGATCCGCTGCCGTCA